GCGGCGAAGCTCAGATTGTTCTCAGCCATTATCGGCCTCGCGATCTGGCGTATTCCTCGGCGAAGTCGAAGTTATATTCGACGTGGCAGCGGCAGCCGATGATCTCGGAAGCTCCGGCGCCGAGGCTGGTATCGCCTGGGAAGCGCATCATAGCGCCCGATGGCGACTGAAACGGCAGGTCCATGCCTGTCACCTCTTCGGCATTCAGGACCTGGTGCGTGTGGCGGACACGTCCGTCGCCGACCGAACGCCAACGGCGGGTGACAAGGCTTGCATCACGGCCGGCGCGGTCCAGTCCCTGCTGATAGGCTTCATGCTTCGCGGCGTGGACCGAGGATTGCGTTTCCGTCCGGGCAATGGTCTGGGCCCGGAGCTGGACATAGCGGTCCGCCAGGCGGCCGGTGATCTTCTGGACGTCGTCGGCCGGAAGCGGCTTGCCCTCGCGTATCGCCTTGGCGACCTGACGATCGAAGCGCTTATCCCGGCGCGTCAGCGTCAGGTAGTGCTTCATGCCCTCCACGTCGCCCGAGAGGAGCGCCGTGCGCGCGTTCTCGACGGTGCGGGCGAGCTGCGACGTCATTCCAAGCAAACCGCCCTCACGGCGACCGGTGACCCGGTTCACGCGGCCGGCGATATCGAGCGCAATGGTGTTCGGCCCCTGCCCCTTGGCATAGCCAGCTTCGATCCGCTCTCGGGCCATCTGCTTCGTGTCTTCGGTGACGTGCGTGATCATCGTCGACGAGGCTTCGCGGATGATCTGCTCGGCACGTTGGTTCTGAACGTCCCAGCGGAAGACGACACGTCCGCCCGCCGGGTCCGACAGGCGCGGCATGTTCTTGACGACCAGGAGGCCACCGGAATTGAAGGCAGTCCGGATCGCTTCGGAGAGCGGCCGGAAGGCTGCCGGGTCGATGTGAAGTGCCGCGATGGCACCTTCCACGTCTCGGCGTTCCAGCCGCTCGACGACCTCTTTCAAGACGATCTCGGATTTGATGTCCTCGATCGCCTCGCGGAAGGCCTTCTCCATTGCGGGGGAAAGCTCCTCGATGAGGGCGTCGAGCTGCTGGCGGAGAGAGGCCAAGGTTTATCGCCCCTTGCGATGGGCAAAGGTCCGCTGCTCGGAAAGCGCCTTCTGGACACCTTCCTGTACAAGCCGACGAACACGCGCGTCCCCGTCAGCACCCGTGACCATAACGCTGACCTGTTGGGCTTGACGGAGGGCAACGCCTGTTGCGGGCATGGCTGAAGGCTTCGGAAAGCCCTCTACGCGCTCACCGACGAGAATGGCTGCGGGAGCAGCTACGGCGCCGCCAACGGCAAAGCCAAGAAACGAGCGCCGGTTCACTGCTGCGCTTCCTTCTCGACCTTCTTGGCTGGCTTCTCTGCCGGCATTTCCTCGGCCAGGCCGATGCCGATCAGCGCCCGCGCCTCGGTATCCGGCAAGTCAGCCGTATCGCCGACGCCGCGGCCCTTGTAGTTCTTCACGAAGCGGATTTTCATGATGCAATCCTTCCTTGAACGATGAACACGACGTTGGTCAGGCCGTCGTATTTGTTGGGGTCCCCCGTCACGATGGCGTAGTCTTTCCCATTGGCGGTGACGACGTCGCCGACGGTCGGCTCGATCGAGAGACCAACCGCAGAGATGTAAATCTGCATGTCGCCGGTCTGGATGACCGTGCCGTCGATGTAGCGGGCCTCATAGGCCATCGGCACCAGCGTGGCCGGGTAAGGCGTCGGGACGGGATCGCCACCATAGACCGGATCTGGCGGCTCAAGTCGGGTGACGACACCCGCCTGCCCGAACTCCTCGATGAGCTCGTGCGCAGTAGCCTGCATATCGGCATAGTCGAACGTAGCCATCAGCAGCCAACCGAGAGAATACCGAGGCAGACAAGGCTGTCGTCGCGCAGGAAAGGCGCCAACATGCCGTCTACGACTGAAATGATGGGTGTCAGGTCGGCGCCGGTCTCGCTCTCGCTGGACGTGCTCTGATACTCGACCTCGAGCTGGCCTACCTTCTTCCGCTTCACGCGGGTAGCGCCGGAGCCGACAACCGAAAGGCTGCCGGGTTTCGTCGCTTCCTGGTAGGCAGCATAGAACGATGCGTGAATGACAGCGGTCGGGACGACGTCGGACGGGATCAGCTTGCCGTTGACGACGGCGCCCTCGCGCGGCCACTGCCGCTCCTGGACCGGATCAACGACACTGCCGACGAAGCGGGAGCCGTACACCGCATCGATGTACTGGCTCCCGCGATTTCGGAGCACGGCAGGCGACGGCGCGCCAGATGGCAGCGTGTAGCCGTTCTCTGTCAGCCACGCCTGAAACGCGGCCTCGTCACCGTAGCCGGCCATGGATTAGGCCTCTACCTTGTGCAGTTCGACGAAGGCGGCCTTGTCCTCGTCGGACATGTCGGCGAATCCTTCCAGGTCGTCCTTGCGGAGCGACTTGGTGATCGGCACGCCGTCCTTGCTGACGAAGAACCAGCCCACGCCCTTCTGGTTGACGGCATAGCCTTCACCGGTCACCGCTTCCTTGTCCTCGCCACCGGACGAAATCACCTCATACCGGCCGGCCCATGCCTTCGGCTCTTTCTTCAGGGTCAGTTCGGTACCGACCTCGACCTCGCCCTTGGCACCGAAGATGCCAGGCTTCGTGATCTTCACACGTACGCTCATCGGCGTATCTCCTTGGTTTCAGAAAGGGAAAGCCCCGCCAGAAGGCGAGGCCGGTCCTTAGTCGATGTCGGTGGAGTAGAAGACGCCGGACTTGCCGTTGTAGTCGGCCCGGATCTCGATGCCCATCGCGCCCATGACCAAGAACTGGTAGTTGTCGGTCGGGTTCTGGCGGGTCATCGCCGTCGTGTTGACGGCCATGCCGACGAGCGGACGGATGAACTCAGACGAGGGCACGAAGCCGAAGAACTGGTTACCCGTCAGCTCATAGGTCACGGCGATCTTGTTGATGCGCCGGTTCGTCAGCAGGTACTGCAACAGCGTGCCGCCCTTGAATCCAGAGGATCCGGAATAGGAGCGGTCGAAGTTGCGGCCGATCTCCGGCGAGACGTAGACGTTGACCTTGCCGGTGATGAGCTGGGCGTCGAGCATGGCGCCAAGCGTCTGGCTGAAGAAGGTATCGATCGCGTCCGAGGTCGTCGCCGGCGACGTCAGGTCGATGTTCGCACCGCCGGCCGCCGCGCCGAGGTTGATGGCCTTCGCGAGCGGAGAAGTGCGGATGCCGTAGGCCTGGTAGCCGCCGACCTTGATGTTCGCATCGCCATCGAGAGCATAGAGCGCCATGTCACGGCGGATCTTGGCGGTATGTGCCTCCTGATCGTCGGACAGTGCGTCGAAGTTCTCCGACTGCAGCGTATTCCATTCCCGCCATTCCCGGCCGTAAGCCGTGGAGAAGATCGGGACCGGAGCCCCGCGGTAGTCGTAGACGACTTTATCCATCGCAACCGGGACCTGGCCGGACATGGACCGGAAGACGGTGCCAGCATCCGAGGAGACGCGATTGAGGTGGACGAGCTTGCCGATGTTCACCGCCTTTGCGAGCGGCATCAGGTCGGCCATGTACACTTGGCCCTCGTCCGAGCGCATGACGCGGCGAGTGATGCCGTCGAGGTCGAGCCACGCGTCGCGCGGCAGGATGGCGGCCGCGTTCTGAACGGTCGCCAGCGCGGTTTCCGTCTGGTGGAACCATTCGCGGTTCGCCTGTACCTCGTCCCACCAACCCGCGTGGATTCGGGAGTTGGCGACGAGCTGGGAGGAGAAGTAGCGCATGTTCGGTCGCTCCTTAAGCGGCTGCCAGATGGCCCTTGGCCGCGCGCACGCGAACAAGCTGATCCGATCCGGAGGTGTTGTTGTAAGCCTCTTCCGCGATCGCGATGACGCGGTTGCCGGCGGCGACGGGGACGAACCGGCCGGTGGCGTTCGTCGTCAGGCGAGCGCCCTTGGCGATGTTGGTGCCGGTCGGAACGCGGACGTTGAAAAACTGCTCGTCCAGCATTTCCATGCCGATTGCCGTGTCGCCGGATGCCCAGGCTTCATCGACGCCCTTCATCTGCAGGTAGTTGTCCTGCGCGATGAAGACCTTCTCGACGGTCGAAGCGCCGGCGATGGCGAACTGACCGCTGCCATTGAAGACGATGGCGAGGCCCGGAAGAATGGCCGCTGCGGCAAGCGCTTCCTGCACCTGCGGCAGGCGTTCGGTCACCGGGCCGGCGAAGATCTTGTTATAGCGGGCCATGATTATTCACCCTCCGGCAGCTTGTAGGTCGGCTTGTCGCCGCTGTTGCCCTTGAAGGCAGGGTTGAGCGGGGCCGCCTTGCCCGGCTCGGCCGACTTGGCGAGAGCGCGCAGCGTGTTGAGCGGGGTTGCCTTGGCCGTCTCCTCGTCGAGGACGTTGGCCTTGACGATCTTGGTGACCAGGTCGGCGTGTTCCGCGTCGTCCTTGGCCTTCTGGTTGGCGACCATCTCGGCCTGCTGGTCGAGTACCGGCTTGAGGGCGGTCGTGACAGCGTTGGAGATCGTTTCGCCGATCTTGCTGAAGCCTTCCGAGAGGGTTTTGACCTCGTCGGAAAGCGACTTGAACTGCTCGTCAGAGACAGGCATTTCGTCTTCCTTTCGATTGGTTGAGGGTACCCGCCCGGAGCCAACGGCTTCCATGATCGCGGCCTTCACTTTGTCCCAGATGCCGATGTTCTCTCGGCGCCTGAGTGCTTCGACGAGACGGGTGCCCGCCCAGTCGATCTCTCGGTCGGCTTCCTCGGTAAGAGAGGAGTTGATGACCTCGATTTCTTCCTGCTCGCCCTTTGCGTTGACCAGCATGCCGACGCCCTGTTCAGGCGTGGCCGCGCCCGCCTCTCCCAGGAGGATAGCGTCGTGGTCGAACACGATGTTGCGAGCGATGTGTTTGTGATCGGAGGCGTTGGCGACGGCCTCTAAGTTGGCAAGGAGCCCAGTGGACGTGTGGACAGGCTCGCCCTTTTCGATGGCTGCCAGGACGTCCTTGCCGCCCTGCGAGCGGTTGGCGACCTCCACATCGATGACCTTGTCGAGGAAGACGCGGCCATCCTCGCGGCGTACGTTCTCATTCCATGCGCCGATGTAGCCGAGGTTGATGCCTTCCGGGTCGCTGGCCGAAACGAACTTGCCGTTGATCATCGGATGGCCGAGCGGAGCCGGCGTCCGGTTGAGGGTGGCAAAGCTCTTCCCGATCTCGTCGGCGGGATACATGATCCCGTTCATGATGATATTATCGGGGAGCGTAGCGCTCGGCACGATGACGACGTCACGACCGTTGCGCTTTTCCTTCCGGACAGCCTTCGTGTTCGCAACGCTGCGAACGTTGACGCGGACGTGCTTCATTGTTCGATGTCCTTTGGTTTCGTGCCGAGAGCGCCCTCCGTCTCTTCATCGGTGGGATCGTTCCGGTACTTCTCGGAATCCTTCAGCGGCTCGTAGCCGGCGGCGCCGCGGATCTCCTCAGGGGTGAAGCCCCACTCCCCGCTGTCCTTGAGCTTCTCATTGACGTCGGCCATCTTGTTGGCCCGATCGATCTTCTCGCCGATCGACGCCTCGGTGAGATCGGCCCAATCGAGATGCCAATCCCTCTCGGGAAGGATGCCGAACCGTTCCAGCCGACTGACGAGCGACATGATGTTCGGGACCGTCTGGTTCGCCCGGCGCGACATGTTCGTCTGCGCCCACTCGCTGGCGTCCTCCTGGCTGGCACGCTCACCGGTTTGCATCCCGACAAGGATCTTCACCGGCATGTTCATGGACGCGGCGAAATCCTGCAGCGCGATCGCATAGAAGTGCTCGGGCGACGGCAAGGTGACGTTGAGCTGCTTGGCCTGCATGCCCATGATCATCAGGAGCTGGTCGAAGCCGGCGTTATATTCAGCCACCTGCTCGTTCATCTTGTCGGCAAGGTCTTCAACCGACACGCCCATGGCCTTGGCCATCATGTCGAACTTGGCTTCCTTGTCGACCTCGAGCACCGGCGCGGACTTGGCGTTCTTCCAGAACCCCTCCCCGCCGGCGCCGCGAACCTTCTCCATGTCGATCAGGGAGTTGTATCCGGGCTCCAGAGCCGACGAGGCGTGAACAGTGCCGTTCTTCGACCAGATGATCACTCGATCGGGATGAATGACGAGGTTGCGAGGCTGCTTGACCGTCGTGTCGACGGCCGCTTCATTGAACTGGAACATCTTCGGCTGCCCGTAGGTCTCGGACGTCTCGTCCGTGTCCCACTGCGAAACCTCAAGCTGTCCTTCCCATGCCGGGATGACCTCAACGAGGCCGTCGAGGCCGCCACTGACGCGACCGACCGGCTGGTCGAACCGCTTACTGTCTGCGACCCGGAGGATAACGCCGGCATAGGCACCGACCATTGACATGCGGTCCGCTTCGGCAAGGCGGGCCCAGAGACGCAGATCGTCGAAGCGCTGGCGGATTTCCTTCTCCAGCGTGGTTTCGTCGTCCTCTCCTCCCTGCGAGCCGTCGCGCTCCTTTTCGAGGAGGAAAGGATTGTCCTGCCATGTCTTCCGAACCGTCTTGTCGACACCGGCGGCCGCGACACCGTTTCGGCAATACATCCGGTAGACCTGGGTGAACGACAGGCTCTCGGGGTAGCCGAAATCCTTGTAATGGTCGTGTTTCGTGTTCCCGTTGGCAAAGAAGGCCGGGAACATGCTGCTGAGGCGCCGATGGGCGTAATTCACCAGGCTGACTACGTTGCTCATCGGTGCCTCTTGGTCAGGAACATGGCAGCGGCGGGGCCGGTGGCGATGTTGACGTTGTCCGCTGCGATCACCGCGTCAGCGAGGTTGTGAGACTTGACGCCCAAGTCCTTCTTGAGCTTGGCCTTCGGAACGACCCGCTTCTTGCCTTCGCTCTCGACCCACCAGGGGACGCAAAGCTCGGTGAAGAGCGCGTCCAGCTTCTTGGCGCCCATGGCCGAAGAGAATGACAGGACGTCCTCTGGCTTGATCGGGTGCCCTCTGGTTACGGCGTTGAAGGTCAGCATCGCCCTGCGGGCCGTGTTGGCCCAGGCCTGCGCCTTGAGGTTCAGGTACTCGTCCTTGTTGAGCGGACTGTTGTCGTTCAGCGCGTCGCTCGGTTTGTCCGGGTCCATGACCGCGCCGCCAGCGTGGAAAGCGAAGTGTTCGACCTCGGAGCCGTCCGCCTGATTCTGCTCGTCGATGTAGCCGCCGACGAAAGCGCCGACGCCGATCGTGTCATACGAGACAGTAGCCCCAGCGTGCTTCGCCTTCGCCCATACCCGCTTGGCATTCTGGACCAACTCATCTTTCCCGGATGCCCAGTCCTCGGCGTCAACAAAGACGCCCGCGATCTTGTCAGCGGTCGCGCTGTTGTCCTCGCCGTCGTCGGCTGGGTCGAACCCGATGATGTTGCGGCCAGTGAGGCTGACCTTCAGGACCTTGTGCGCATCAACACACGCGTCGAGCCAGCGGCGCTTGAAGATCGAAAGCTCGCTGTCGCCGAGCGGCACGCCTCGATAGACGTGCTCGAACATCTCCGGGTCGCGTTCCTGCATCGCCGCAATATCGCGCAGCGCCTTGGCCGAGAGGAACGGGTTGGAGGTGTAGTTGATCTGCTTGACGATGCAGTGCGGTGGCGTGTTGACGACGAAGTTCTTCCAGACGTAGTCGGTCACCATCTTCGGGTTGAATAGCAGGATAGCCAGGCTGTCTTCCTTGCGGATGGTCGGCCCGATGACCGTCCATTGCTCCTCGGTCAGCTTTTCGGCTTCCTCCACCCATAGGATATCGACGTCGGACGTGCCCTTGATGTCCTCGAGGTTCCGCTCGATGCCGTAGAAGATGAACTCCGCGCCGGTCCGGCGATGAATGATCGTCGTCTTCTGGACGTCGAAGGCTTTGCTGAGCCCGAGATGACTGATCGCCCATTTCAGTTCGGTATAGACCGAATCCTGAATGCGGTTCTGGAAGCGGCGGATGCAGAGCACCCGCATCCTTACTCCGACATGGTCGACCAGGCGCACCAACTGGCACGCCGTGTCTCTTGTCTTTGAGCTTGAGCGTCCACCGTGGAGAACCGCGATGTCTGCCTGCCCGAGGAAGACCTCTTCCCAAAAGTCGTGAAGCGCAGGGTTGGTGAGATGGGTGGTGGCGTCTAGCTCTTTTCGCTGCGCAGCACTTCCCGCCATGTTCTTGTCTCTGTCTGTATCGGGGCGCCGTCAGGTCCAGAGTGCTCGTGTCGCTCGACGAACATGCCAAGGTGCTTCCCGATATCCACGAGCGCGCCCTTCTTGTCGTGGAACTTGACCTTGATGCCGCCGGTAGAATTCTGGCTGATCTCGGCAATTGCCGCGGCTGTGTCGTCGTCGATCTCGTCGCTGGAAATCAGCTGGACGTTGTTCGTGACGACATTCTTGATCACGAGGACATCACCGCCATCCGGGTTATCCTCTTCGGTCACCAGCGTGCCTTGCCATTTGATCGCCTTGCGGATGTCGGCGAACCCGATCTTGGCTAGCTCTGCCAGGACACGCTCTTTCGTGATGGCCAGCTTGTCTATGGCCTTCTCGGTGGCCTTTCGCTC